ACATTGGCGCAAACGATGTGTTACCTGTGGACTGTTTTGGAATCCAGACACTGAAAAGTTTGATTTGACAGCACATGACAGTTTGGCCTTTTTTCGCACCAAATACACACGAAAAGATAAATAATATTAGCAAAGAGCAGCAATGGTTATTTACGTTTTTCCTATACGTGATAGTTTGTTACTGCCATTACAAAGCTCCTGTTGCTTGCTCTTTGCAAACTCCTAGAATACGATACTAACGTTCCCCCTGCGATAACATCAAAGGGGGTTTTTTCTCTTGCAAATCAGTTATTTAGGTGTTATAATAGTTTTGTATAAATACACAGAAGGCAAAGTAAAGGCAGTAATACTAACACACAAGGTTGGCACGCCAGTAGTAATAGTGCTGTGGAAAAAGCATCCGTAAAGGAGCACACGCAACATAATGATGCACCCCCGTCGTGGAATACGACTATCCTGAAAGATTGGAAGTGGGTCAGATGGTGAGAAACAGGATACCAGACGCATTGTTATAGTATGAATGTTAGCATACGAAAACACTCGCATAGCGCATAAACAGTTGGCATATAGCGGTAACGAATCCAACATCATAATGATGCCTTAGTAGGTGGGGAGTGAGTAAGAGATCCCTTGCGTTGAGTGTATAAACAAAATACCTACTTCCAAGTCTTGGCTCGTGGCGACACTCTCACATCAAGACAGCGCGGAACCTTAAATAGGTTCCGTCTGACTGAAGCACAGTGACTCTACATCAAGCAAGTTAAATGTTTCATATATAAATCATCTAGTTTAGTTTGAGCGATAGCAAATACGAAGAGCAAAGCGATGAGTAAGACAAACGCAGTTTGGCTTTGAATAACCCTTTTTGAATAACAAAAAAATGGATTTGTATAAATAATATTATGGAAAACAAGAAAACAGGACCTAAACCTAAAGAGTTGAAACAAGGAAGTATCTTTGGACTTGAAATAGGTCGTGGTGATAACAAAAACATAGTACCACCTGAAGATGTGTATAAACTGGCAGCAATAGGTTGCACAGACAATGAGATCTCTGGTTTCTTTGAAGTAAAGCCAGACACACTACGCAGAAACTTTGCGGCAGAACTAGCAAAAGGTAGAGAGTGGACTAAGATCAGATTACGCAAGGCCATGTTTGAAAATGCGTGTGATAATATGCACGCCTCAGTTCAAATATTCCTTGCTAAGAATGTATTGGGCATGAGTGATTCACCAATAGACGCAGAAGCAAATGCACCACTGCCTTGGAATGAAACAGACGACACAGTTGAAATAGGAGATGAATATGAAGAAGAAACACAAGGATCCAGTGATCCAACGACTACAGGATTTACAGGACACACCAATCAAGACTGAACCACATGAACTTAGAGAGTTTCTAAAAAGTCTAAGGGTTGTAGAAATAGATCAAAAGATTCAACTTACACCTGCAAAAGGATTGGTTGACAACGATCAAAAAAAGTAGTATAATCAAAGTGTTACTAGGAGAAGACAATGGCAAAACAAACTATAGATAAAATGTTGGATACTGTTGCTGAACAAAATGTTTACAACAATCACAACGGACAAATACCACGCAGCACGTTTATTAAAAAATGGCATGAAGAAACTACTAATGATCTTTATGACATTCTTGTAGGTGCTACAGAAATGATTGAATCAACAACAAATAATCCTGAACTTCAAGATTTAATATTTGAAATAGCAGCTTGGTGTAAGCAAAACAAAGACAAGCCTTTTGTTAATGTTGCAAATCCAAGCAACGCAGAAATAAACAGATGTAAAAAATCACACGCATGGGACTTTGACAAAAAATCACAAGGTATCAAAAGCAAATATTGGCAAATGAAAAGATTGATTGCTGAACATTATAATAGAGAATACAGCATTGATATTTACAATGATGACGGTGACATCAATAAGTATCCTCTGGACTGGAACGGACTTAGTCCTAAAACAAATCCTAAGGAAACATTATTTGAATAACTGGAAATACGCAGGCAAACCCTACACACAAACTCCAGATGAGTATCAAGGCTTTGTATACGAAATAACCAATCTTACTAACGGTAAGAAATACATTGGTAAAAAGAACTTCTGGCGCACCCTAAAGCGCAAACCATTAAAAGGTAAGACCAATAAGCGACATAGTCGTCAAGAAAGTGATTGGCAAGGGTATTGGGGTAGCAACAAGGAACTCCAGCTTGATGTTGAGAAGCTTGGGCCAGATCAGTTTGAACGTAAGATTCTCGTGCTATGTGCAAACAAGAATCAAATGAGTTACTTTGAAATGCGTTTTCAAATAGACTACGAAGTTCTATTTCGTGATGATTACTACAATGAATATATTGGCGGCAGAATAACTTCAAAAGGTCTTACCAGCAACTAGGCCTTTTTTTGTGGTGTTTTTTCCATATTGTATAAATAATATTATGGAAAACTACAAACCTAAATATGCACCACAAAGCAATCGTATAAAAGGACAATGCAAAGGCGGCGGCAATGCCGTAAATCCAGAACGTTGGTTGCATGGCACTAATATACTAACCCATGACAAATACTATGCGTTTCTACAGCACAAAGCTCAAGCACGTTATCGCGGTGAAGACTATCGTTTGACTTTTGATGATTGGAAGGTCCTTTGGCCAGATGACCTTTGGTTACAGCGTGGCACACGAGTTGATTGTCTATGCCTAAGCAGACACGACTTTGAAGACGGTTGGTACATTAACAATGTAGATGTAATGACCAGACGTGAACACCTCAGCAAAAAGCGCGGCATGGAGTATAAGAAGAATGGACGATGATGATCTGGAGTTTACTGTGGACCCATATGACCTGTTGCAAGAACATGATCTAAACATCAACAGGTTAATCAAAGCACACAATCAATCACACAAGCTACTTGAAGAAATGGCAATGCAGCATGAACAGCTATCACAACTATTAAGTCAACAAGCAAACAGAATATCAAAGATAGAACACCTACTTGAAACAGTAGCCAAGTCAATATGAAACTAAGTGTGCCACAACAACACATAGCAGATGACCTCAGCAGATTCAAAGTAGTCGTAGCGGGCAGACGCTTTGGTAAATCATATTTGAGTATGCGTGAGATATGTTACAGAGCTCGCATACCAAATCAAGAAATATTCTATCTTACCACAAGCTATCGTGCAGCAAAGATGATACTGTGGAAACCACTCAAAAGGAGGCTGTTGGATCTAAGATGGGCAAACAAGATCAACGAAACGGAAATGAGCATCCAACTAAAGAATGGCTCAACGATAAGTCTAAAAGGCGCAGAAGACCCAGACCGCCTAAGAGGAGTTAGTCTAAGCTATTGCGTTATAGATGAAGCTGCTGACTGTAAACTAGAAACACTGTGGGGTGAAGTTGTAAGACCTGCACTAGCTGACCAACAGGGTGGTGCAATGTTTATTGGCACACCTAAAGGACGCAGCAATCCATTCTTTGATTTGTACAACTATGCAAAAGATGCAGGTCACAAAGACTGGGCAGCTTGGCAATACACAACACTAGAAGGTGGCTTTGTTACTGAAACAGAAATAAATGCAGCACGTCAAGACATGAGTGAGAAACAGTTCAAGCAGGAGTTTGAAGCCAGCTTTGAAACTGATGAATCAAGAGTTGCTTGGGCGTTTGAAAGAGACACACACGTTATTGAACCTACACTAGACATAGACACACGTGAAATATTTGTAGGCATGGACTTTAACGTCAATCCTATGAGTGTAGCAGTTGCAAGTAGAACAGGAGACACGCTAACAGTGTTTGATGAACTAGCAGTTTACAGTTCAAACACAGATGAAATCGCAGATGAAATACTAAACAGATATCCAAGTTCAAAAGTTTACTGCTTTCCAGATCCTGCTGGAGCAGCTAGAAAGACCAGCGCAAACTCAATGACTGATCACAAGATACTTGAGAACAGAGGCTTCATAGTTAAGGCACCACGCAAGCATGACGCAGTCAAAGATAGAATAAACGCAACCAATGCACGTTTCCGCAATGCAAAGGGCGATTGCAATCTTTACATAACCAAAAACTGCAAACACACTATTGAAAGTTTAGAAAAGCATAGCTTCAAGCAAGGCACAATGATACCAGACAAAGACAGCGGATATGACCACCAGTTTGATGCACTAAGTTATATGGTTGCGTTTTTGTATCCAATACGAAAACAAGTTGCACTGCCAACACAACCACAGCGTTGGGGCCACGCTATCCGTTAAAGGCCCCTTTTGTTATGTATTATGTAAAATACAATAAATAACATTGATATCAAACGCAAACCCTAGGGAAACAACAATGAATGCAATAGAACAGATTGTTGAAGATGCCGCACAGTTTTTGAGCGGCAACACGACATATACAGAATACAAGGACCAGTGGCAGTTCTTGTTTGAAAGTTATGTGGGCGGCAAAGCCTACAAAAACGCAGGCCACTTAACACGCTATGTAAACGAATCGCCAGGTGAATACACTGCACGTTTAGAAAGCACCCCACTGCAGAATCACTGCAACTCAGTAATATCAGTTTACAATGGTTTCTTGTTTAGACAAGCACCAAACAGACAATATGGCAGCATAGAAAACTTACCAGAACTAGAAGACTTTCTAAATGACGCAGACATGGATGGACGTAGTTTCAACAGCTTTATGAAAGACGTTTCAACATATTCAAGTATATTTGGACACGCTTGGATAGTAGTTGCAAAGCCAGACATTGGTGCAACAACACGCGGCGAAGAAATGGAAGCAGGTGTAAGGCCATATGTTTCAATGCTTTCGCCACTAACAGTGCTAGACTGGAGTTGGAAGCGTCAACCAAATGGACGTTATGTGCTAGACTATTTCAAATACATTGAAGAAGTAAATGGTGATGTTGTTACTTGTAAAGAATGGTCACCAGACTTTATTCGCACAGTAGTTATTGACCGTGACAATGATGTAGTAACAGAACAGTTTGTAGAACCAAACGGACTTGGCAAGATACCAGCAGTGCTTGCATACAGTCAACGTTCAATCATGCGTGGCATTGGTATTTCTGACATAGCAGATATTGCCAGCGCACAGAAATATATCTATAATGCACTAAGTGAAATAGAACAATCAATCAGACTAGATTCACATCCAAGTTTGGTTGTCACACCAAACACAAATGTAGGCGTAGGTGCTGGCGCACTTATACACATGGATGAAAGCATGGATCCTGGATTGAAACCATATGTGCTAGACTTCCAGGGTGCTAGTGTAGAAAAGATACTTGCTGCAATAAACCAAACAGTTGAAAGCATTGACAAGATGGCAAACACAGGCGCAGTTCGTGCAACAGTATCACGCACAATGAGTGGTGTTGCTATGGAAACAGAGTTCCAACTTCTTAACGCAAGACTTTCAGAAAAAGGTGACAGCCTAGAACTTGCTGAAGAACAAGTTTGGAAACTGTGGGCAGAATATATGGGCTATGCTTGGGATGGCGTAGTTGAATATCCAGACAGCTTCAACTTGAAAGACAAAGGCAATGACCTTGAACTGTATTTGAAAGCAAGCACTGCACCTCACCAAACAGAAACATACAAGAAGCAACTGCAAAAGCAGATTGCACAAACAGTGATTATGGATGAACTTGAACTAAGTGAAATCTACAATGAAATAGACGAACCAATGGAACAGTTCGTGCCTCACATCATGCAGAATCCAACCACAGGTGAAACACGCATAGCGAATACAGAACAAGAACACTTGGATCTAGCAAGTAGAGGTTACATTCATCCATAATGGCAACTGAAGCAGAAATACGCAAGCATCAAAAAAAACTTGACGAGTTGATCAAGCAGTTTGAAACAGGACTGCAAGATCAACTTGATGATGCTTTTGATAGTGTAGCTGCACTAGGCACAGATGCAAGTCGTACAGATGTGCTACAAATATTTGAAAGTGTCCGTGCATGGGCAGACAGTGAAACACAAAAACTAAACACTGTGATTGAATCAAATATTGAAATGAATGCAACAGTGTTAGGCTCAGACGTTAACCAACAAACACTAAGCAAACTGCAAGACGTAAGAGATCAAATGCAATCACAAATACGCACTGCAATAGATCAAGAACAGAATCGTGTTATTGAAACTATTGTGTTAGCAGGAGTAGCTGGTGCAGTAGCAAGAGACTTGATCAGTCAAACACGTTCAATCAAAGAAGGCAGCGAACGCAGAGTAGGAACTGTATTTGGAAATGCAGTGTATCAGTTTGATGCTATTGTTACTCGTGCTAGAAGCCCACAGGATAGAGTCCAGCGTTATCAATATGTAGGTGGGCTTATTGATAGTTCAAGAGAGTTTTGTCAAACGCATGATGGTGCCATCTACACAGAACAAGAAATCAGAGACATATGGAATGACACTTGGCCAGGGCAAGCGCCAGGCGATCCTTTCGTTGTAAGAGGCGGCTATAACTGTCGTCACACTTGGGTAGCAGTTGAGGAGGAATAACATGGCTATGAAAAAGAAAAAGAAAAAAGGTTCACGTGGCGGTAGACGCGGCTGATTGGGATCAATACTTTCTATCAATCAAAAAAGTATGCCCGTGGAGTCACGCCGCTTGGACGAGGGCAGCGGTAGACTTAACATTATGGCGGGGAGTTATATCCCCCTTGGGCAACTGGGAAGCGAGATTATATCTTGCACCCCGCCATAATCCTAGGCAACTTAAAAAGATGGCAGATAGATTCAACAGAGAACGCCCCGCAGAAGAATGGCTATGGAGTCATCCTAGCTTTGCACACAACAGCACACCAGTAGCTTGCTTTATACAGCAGGATCGTCAGAGGCTGGAAACCATTCGTTTTTCACTTGAAAACCTGCAATAGACATAAATAATGTTACATAAAACATTACTCACTTAGGAGGTTTCGTACACATGAGCGAAGAAATCATGGCAAATGAAGTAGCAACTGATGCGCCAACTCAAGAAGTTGAAAATCAGGAACAGAGCAAAACATACACCCAGGAAGAGTTTGACAGACATATGGCAGGATTGAAAAAAAGTCTTGCAAGTAAGTATGAACGTCAATATTCAGAACTAGGTGATATTGAAGAACTACGCCAGATGAAGTCTGAAGCTGAACAGCGCAGACAAGAAGAACAAATCAAGCGTGGTGAGTTTGAAAAAACACTTCAAGAACTTGCTCAAAAGAAAGATGATGAAATCCGCAAAAGAGATGCAGTCATCACGGAGTATAAGGTAAACTCACCATTGTTGGATGCTGCCGCTCGTTACAGAGCAGTTGCACCTGAACAAGTTAAAGCCTTGCTTGGTAATCAAGTAAGACTAGGTGAAAGCGGAGAAGTTGAAGTGCTAGCCAATGACGGCAGTGTTAGATATGATGACAGTGGTAAGCCAGTTACGGTAGACACACTGGTCAAGGAGTTCCTTGACACTAATCCACACTTTGTTCAGCCTGGCGTATCCACTACAAACACCCGCAGCCAAGTTACTCCAACAAGTGCTAAGTCTGGTTTTGATCTAGAAAGTTTAGATCTTACCAAACCAGAACATAGGAAACTTTATCAGGAGGCTCGTCAAAAGGGTCTCGTTTAACAATGCCAAATATTAAGGAGATTATAAATGGCTGATTCATACATTAGTTCAACTAATACAGACGCACTATTTGTTCCTGCCAAAGCTGCAACAGTATATGCTGCACATGAGAGTTCACTCTTCCTAGG